CTGCTATTCAATTTGGTTTTAATAATCAATTGCAAGATCGGCAAAATCAATTTAATTTAGACATGTGGAATTTACAAAATGAGTATAATTCTCCGGCTGCTCAAATGAAAAGGTATGAGGAAGCAGGTTTGAACCCTGCCTTGATCTATTCTCAAGGTAATCCCGGTAATGCTACAAGTGCACCTGTTCAAGGTGTTCCTGAAGCACCGGAGATTTCTAAAGATATGCGTGAGTTAGGTCAAGCATTTAACATAGAAGGTCTTAAAACTGCTATTGCGAATCGTAAGAAAGCTCAAGCAGATGCCCGTATTGCTGAAACAGCCGCTAAAGATGCAGCTGACGAATATGCAGGTAAATCTGCCATCGGTAATGACTATTATTTTGATGATCGTACTGGTAGACTTTCAGTATTACCTTCAATTAAACCAGGTGCTGATGGCCTTTATGCACATAATGTACAAAATGCAGCTGCCTATTATATGTATCGTACTTTAAGCGATAACTATAGGACAAACTCTTTACTTGTTCCTCGTGCCAATTTGATTGGTAGTCAGTCTTTGCTTAATTTAGAACGTCAAAAACTTTTAGCCCCTCAAATTCGTTATTGGAATTTTAATACTACTCCATGGCGTATGAAGACTAATTTTTGGGTAGGTAACGTAAAACAAGGTGCACAAGCAATTGCGCCGTTCTTTTAATATTAACTCTTTAAAATTTTTGTATTATGAGAAGAAGTAAAATTCGTCGTATTCGTCGAGCTCGTAGGTTCTCTCGTCGTCGTCGTATTATCGGTCGTCGTCGTCGTCTTATTCGTGGCGGTTACGCTTATTAATTTATCTGACCTATGACATGTACAAGCCCGGTCTTTGGTCAATACCCCTGCGGTCATTGCGCTAACTGCATGGCTCGTTCTCGTCAAGAGTGGGTTTTTCGTCTTCGTATGGAATATAAAGAGTGCAATTTCGGCTTGTTTGTCACTTTAACGTATGACGATGAGAAGCTTCCTCTTGATGGTGTTTGTAAACGTGATATACAATTATTTCTCAAGCGACTCCGGAAGAACTTTAATTCTCAAGCTTTAAGGTATTTTATAATTTCAGAATATGGAGATCACACTCATAGAGCTCATTATCATGGACTATTTTTTTTTAAGTGTGATCGATCAAATGACATATATGACATTATAGAACAATCTTGGCAAAACGGATTTGTTCAATTTGGAGAAATAGAAGAAGGATCGATTGTATATTGTACTAAGTATTGTTTAAAGAAAAATGATGTACCAAAAGGTTGTAATCCTAATTTTCGCCTTTTGTCAAAAATGCATGGCGGTATTGGAATTCAGCATGCTTTAGATTTATCTGATTATTACACACCTCGCTTGGACAAGCCGCAAGGTGTTACTTCTCAAGATCAAACTGCACCTATGCCTCGGTATTATCGGTCTAAATTACTTTCACGGCTTTCTCCTGAAGATCAAGAAGAGATTAAATATCTTTATCTACTAAATCTTGAAGAAGCTCGTGAAAGGCAAAAAAAGAAGCTTCTTGCCCTTTTTAGAAAGCAGAACCCTAATAAAGATCCTTTAGCTTATCGTGATTATGGTTATAAGCCAAGAACTGAGTTCGATATCTGGCTTTTTGAAAGATCATTAAGAAGAGAAGAAGCAATTAATAATAGAACTAAAAAACAAAATTTGATGTAATATGGTTAATTCAGTTTTTGTTAATACGCAAGGTCTTTATCAACGACGAAGAGCGTATAATATGTCGTATCGTAACGACTTCACTTGTAATATCGGTGAAATTATTCCTGTATATTGGCAGGATCTTATGCCAAATAGTTCTTGGAGTTGTCGTGTGCATGGTCTTATTAGATTTATGCCCTTGTTAGCTCCTATAATGGATAATATTGACTTTTATATTCATTTTTGGCAGGCTCCTGACCGTATTTTGTACGGCGAAGAGTTTACAAAGATGATCACTGGTGAGTATGATATTGAAGATTGGGAAGGTATCTATTTTAAGCCTGCTGATATCTATAATATTTTAGAAACTTCTTACGAACTTTCATCAGCTGATCTTGATTATCTTACTGGTAACGGAAGTATTTTCGATTTATTAGGTTACGATAAAATTTTGCTTCAAGATGATATAGCAGGTGCTATGCTTAACGCACGTAAGTTTTGTATGTATTTTAGACTTTTGTCTAATTGGTATACAAATGAAAATATAGAACCTTATGAAGGTTTTCGTGGTGAAGTTGATATGTTTGATAATTTATCTTTTATTGAAGATTCTGGTGGAGATATTTCAACTTCTATTGCTACTATAATTTATCATTTTTACTCTGAATATGGAACTGCAGGTTTTGCTCCTCACCTTTGGCCTAAAGATTATTATACTTCTGCTCTTCCTACTCTTCAGTATGGCCTCCCGACATATTTACCTTTAGGAGAATCAGCTCCTGTTACTATTCCTTCAGATGGTGTTATTATTCGTAATGCTGCAGTAGTTTCTCAGCACGATAATGTTTTCACAAATGCTGCTACCCTTCAGACCGGTGCCTCTACTAATTATTCTCTTATTTATGCTCAACAAAAAGAAGGTACTGATCCAGCTGAAATGAAGGAGATAGATTCTATTCGTGGTACAATTAATGTACAGCATGGAACTGTAGATCTTTCAGAAGCTACTGCTATTACTATTAATGAGCTTCGAGTAGCTAACGCTTTACAGGTGTTTAAAGAACGTGAAATGCGTTTTGGTCGTCGTGCTCCGGAATATTATAAAGGTTTCTATGGTGTCTCTCCTGGTGATCTTCGTCTACAATTACCTAAGTTCCTTGGCGGCGGTCGTATTCCGGTAAATATTTCTGATGTAGAGCAAACTTCTGCATCTGAGTCAGGATCTCCTCAAGGTAAGCTTGCCGGTAAAGGAACAGCTATTGCTGCAGGTTTTGCTAGGGCACATACTTTTACTGCTGAAGAAGCTTTAGTTATGGGCATTGGTTGGCTTATGCCAAAAATAACATATGCAAACACTTTGTCCCGTCATGATACTAAGTTAAATGATAGATTTGCTTATTATAATCCTTCTTTCGCTCATATTGGTGAACAAGAAGTATATAATTATGAAGTCTACGCCGGTTCTTTTGGTACTGAGACTGGATCACAAGAATTTGGATACCAGCCCCGGTATACTGAATATCGTTTCCATGCTAACGAGATGCATGGAGATTTTAAAGGTTCTCTTAGTTATTGGACATTAGGACGTATTTTCTCCGGTCAACCTGCTTTAAATAGGCAGTTTGTATACATGCAACCTCGAGCAATGCAACGTATATTTGTTGCTCAATTTGATTCTAATGATCATATGATCAGGAATGTTCTTTGTTCTTTGAAGTTTAGTGTTGCTGTTCTGCAACCTCTTAGTCGTTATGGTACACCTGGTTTGTTAGTATGATTACTACTAATTTTTAAATAAAATCGCTCCCCTCGATCTTTCTACATTTGTACTTAACACATTTGTCGTGACGACGCGTGAGCGTATTTGTCAGAGGAATTGTAAAAAAAATGTTAAAAATGACAAAAAAATCAAAAAAAAATTTGCAAGATCCGAAAAATAGTAGTATCTTTGCACCCGGAATAGAAGAAGGCAAGTCGCCTGTGGTCTTTGAAAAGTGCTCTGCAACTCCTTGTCAAGCGTGGAAGCCAAAGGAAGCTATGAGTATTCGTGAGATGCTTATTCGTACTGAACGTGGCCAGCGTTTGGACGTACATACGCGTTTTAGAGCTGAAGGAATTCCGGATAACATGTATCAAGCTAAATTTGATGCACAAGGTCGTATGCTTCCGGATGAAAATGAAGAAACGTTTGACCACACCCCTCCCGATGACGTAAATGACATCGTGGATGTGATTCGGCTTCAAGAAGAAACGAATCAACGGAAGGAAGAGCTTCGGAAGCGGAGAAGCAACAAAAGCGTTGCGAACGCTGACGAGCCGGAACCGAAACCGAAACAAGAACCGGTTAAAGGTCCGGAATCCCGCGAAACGACGAAGCAACCGACGAAGGAGGACAGCGAGGAGTGACAAGGTTGAGCTCCGGAGATTAGGATCTTATTTCGGCGACAGCTTGCTGTCTTCGGTGGATCGCCAAAAGTGTCTTTTGTGCTCTCCACGTCCGGAGATCCCTCTCCGGAGTTCGTTCCTTCTATCGAAATACAAACACGGTATAAAACGCCTTAGAGCGTCGAAAACATTAATAACATTTAAAACTATTTAATTATGACTAAACAAGCCAAAGAAGCCCCTGCTATGGCTCAAAAAGAGCAAAATCAACTTAAGTCTCAAGAATTAGATCTTCAGATGAGATTCTCTAAAATGACTTCGGAACAACGTCTAGCCGTTGGTAATTATCTTAACGCTTATAATTTGGCTGCCTGGATCTATAATGAGCTAATCGATGAAGATTGCCGGATTTATATAGATCTTGCTATGAAGTATACTATGGAAACACAAGCTCTTGCTAAATCTATGAAAGATATTTCTGATGATCCTAAAGATGTTGAACATCTTGTAAATAAGATCAATCATGGAGAGTAAAATCTGTACATATTCGGAACCAAATATAAGGCTTCAACTTGTCAAAATTGACAATAACACCGGTGATCTTACATGTGAGATTCGTCTTAATCGATCGGTAATTTATCGTGTTTCTCGATCTCAGTTCACTTTTCATGGAACTCTTGCTCGTCTCATGTTCTTGCACTATGTACATGAAATTTGTATGAATCGAAACTTGACAAATCTGTCACATTTAACATTGTAAATACGTGACGTGCGCGCGTAATTACTTGATTTATTAGCGCGCACTGACACTATCTTGAAAATCAAAGATTTACAACACTAAAAAATAACGTTAAAAATAACATTTATTATGGATTGGTTATCCCCGATATCTTCTGCTATTAATGGAGCATTTGGTCTTGCTGGATCTGCTATTCAATTTGGTTTTAATAAGCAATTGCAAGATCGGCAAAATCAATTTAATTTAGACATGTGGAATTTACAAAATGAGTATAATTCTCCGGCTGCTCAAATGAAAAGGTATGAGGAAGCA